GATATGTAACTATCGCTGCCTCCACCTCTACGACAGAAAATGATAATCCTGGATTTGCGTTAAAAGATCAAAGAATACATTCCGAAGAAACCGAGCAAGATATTTTGTTGCAGGATCTTATCACAAGCATCACAAAAATTTACCATGTAACCGGCCAGACAATGGGTATGTTTGATGTGCGCTACCAATATGCATTGAACGATTTGTTTACTTTTGGAACTATCGATCTTGTTCAATATGACCTGACCCAACAATACCTTTCGTTGCTACAACAATACTTGTCTCCTGAAAAGATGGTAAGTTTTAGCAGAGTAAAAAATGAACTATTGGTACATATGGATTGGAAGATTGTGCAGCCTGGACATTATTTCATAATTGAGGCGTATCGCATCTTAGATCCAAGAATCCATTCAGAAATTTACGAAGACAGAATGCTAAAAAGATACCTGACCGCACTAATTAAAAAACAATGGGGAGTTAATCTTAGCAAATACAGTGGCATCAAGCTGCCAGGCGATATCACTTTTAATGGTGAAAAGATAATGTCAGAAGCAACAACCGAGATAGATAGTATTGAAAAAGATTTAATCGCCAAGTACGAACTCCCAACAGATTTTATGTTAGGATAAACAAGTGGCACTTAATCCTTATTTCAATAAATTTAAAAATCTACCCGAACAGAATCTTATTGAAGATCTGACAATAGAGGCGATAAAAATTCACGGTATGGAATTATATTACTTGCCGCGAACTATGATTCGCAAAGATGATTTTTTCGGTGAATCTCCGTATTCAAGATTTTCTAGTTTTAAAATGATAGAAATGTATATGGACACTACCACGGCGTTTGAAGGTGGTGACACTTTTAGTAAATTTGGATTTGAAATTAGGGATAGTGTGAAGTTTACTGCATCTCGCAAAAGATTTAAGCGTGAAACTAATATGGATAGGCCGTTAGAAGGGGATCTGCTGTATCTTCCCCTTAATCGTGGCCTGTTTGAAATAAAATTTGTAGAACATGAAAATCCTTTTTATGCTTTGGGAAAATTACTTTCGTTTCAAATAACATGTGAACTGTTTCAATACAGCGAGGAAAAGATGGACACTGGCATTCCAGAAATTGATGTTGTGGAGGAAGAGGCCGGCTACAGTATTATCCTTTCTTTATCAGGAGCATTCGATGGAACAGGAACTTTTAGAAAAGGCGATGCAGTATACCAACAAAAAAACGGATCGATTACTGGCAGCATGGAAGGAGCGAGTGCAAAAGCAACCGTTTCGTCCTACGATGAAACAGAAACGAATATTATTGTTCTTACTGATATCATTGGTGACTGGAAAACGACAGGACTAACTGGCCAGTCTTTGTACATCAGCAAAAACGATTCTACTGGTCTGTATCATCGCAAAATTAATGCAATAACCGATAAGTTTGGAACTTATATCGGAGAAAATAACACAGGAATTCAAACCGAGGCAGATACCTTCTTGAATTTTGACGAAAAACATCCTTTTGGTAATCCGTAATGCTAGAACATTTCTATCATCAAAGTATACGAAAGGTAGTGGTTTCGTTTGGTTCTCTGTTTAATAATATCTATATTACTAGACAGGATGACTCTGGTAAAGAACTAGAAAGAATCAAAGTTCCTATTTCCTACGGCCCACAGCAAAAATTCATGCGAAGACTTGCTCGCATAGGAACTGATTTTGATAATACAAAAGTCAAAATTGAAAATTACATTCCTAGATTGTCGTTTGAGATGTCGTCGTTTACTTACGATCCTAGCAGAAAATTAAACACGATGAATAGAACCTTGCTATACAAAAGCCGAGAAACTCTAAAGACTCGTTATGAAAGAGTTCCTTATAATCTTGATATGAATCTAGGAATCATGACAAAAAACACAGAAGACTGTTTGCAAATAGCCGAACAGATTCTACCGTATTTTCAACCAGAGTACACAATCACTGTTCGTATGAACGAACTGGATACCAAGGTTAATATTCCTATCGTTTTTAAATCTTGCGTTATGGGTGAAGGTGACGATGGATCTTATGGAAATTACGATTTAAGAAAACTTTCTTATATGAGTCTTTCGTTTACTGCAAGAATGTACCTGTATGGGCCAATCCACGAGCAAGGTGTTATTACAAATACAGATATTAGTTTGTCAAATTTTTACGGGCCAACCGCTGCGATTATATCAGTACACCCAAATACAGGAATTACTGCGGGATCGTATGTTCCCGCCGGCCCAACAGCGCAAGTCAATATACAAGAATTTTCTTAATATGAAACGAGGTAAATTATGGAAGAGAATGAATCAAAGGTTGACAATAATCTAGATAAGGTTATTTTCGGCAAACCTACCACACACGAACCTGCAAAAACTAAAATTGTATCGCTGAAGTCGGTTGCTTCTACTGAAACTGGAAACAAAGACCACGATAAGGATTATCGTGAAGTAAGAGACAACCTAAAACGAATAATTGCACAATCAGAAGATGCGATACAAGGAGTTCTTGAAGTTGCGTCAGAAACTCAAAGTTCAAGAGCGTATGAAGTTGCCGCACAACTTATACAAGCAACTCTTGAGGCAAACAATAAACTTATAAATTTACATAAGCAACTCAAAGAAATTAAAAGAGAAGATGCTGTTAAGTTGGGTGGCAGTACCACCAATAATATTTTTGTTGGAAATACCGCTGAACTGTCTAGATTTTTACGCGCAAGAAAAGAATTAGAAAGTGCAACCAAAGAGTTGCCACCGAACGAGGACATAATAGATGTCGGCTAAAACAGGAATATCATATCTTGGCAACGCCCTGCTAAAAGGGCCTGGTGTAAAAATAGACTATACACCAGACCAAATGACAGAATTTATAAAATGTTCCGAGGATCTTGTATACTTTCTGAACAACTATTTTTATATTCGTTCGTTGGATCGTGGGCCTATTCTGTTTAAACTTTATGACTTTCAAGAAAAGTTTGTTACCGCAATTCGTGATAACCGATTCACTATTTCTAAATTCCCAAGACAAACAGGAAAAACCTCTTGTGTAACAGGAAATGTTTTACACATGACTCAATTTGTGCCTGACTATAAAGTCGCAATTCTTGCAAACAAGCAGAAAACTGCAACAGAAATTCTAGATCGTATCAAACTGGCGTATGAGCGTTTGCCTGTATGGCTCAAGCAGGGAGTGGTTGAGTGGAATAAAACAAGCATTAAATTTGAGAACGGTGCAAAAATTATTGCATCATCAACATCCGCAACCGCTGTTCGTGGAGACTCGTTTAATTGTCTTGTGCTTGATGAGTTTGCTTTCGTTCCTAACAATATCGCAGAAGAATTTTTTGCATCGGTGTATCCGACAATTTCATCAGGAACAACCACCAAAGTTATTATTGTAAGTACCCCTAAAGGTATGAACATGTATTACAAGATTTGGAAAGACGCATTAGCAGGTAGAAATCCTTATATTCCTATTGAAGTACAATGGTGGGAAGTGCCTGGACGAGATGATGCATGGAAAGAAACCACAAAGAAGGCGCTAGGGTCTGAAAGATTGTGGTTGGCGGAGTATGAATGTGAGTTCTTGGGGTCAGAAGATACCTTGATTCGTACAAGCAAACTTGCCACACTTGTTTACGACGACCCTTTAATTCAAACCAGAGACGGTTTGTTTATCTATAAAGAAGCACAAAAAGATCATCTGTATACCTTAACCGTGGACACTTCCCGATCCATCGGCCAAGATTACAACGCATTTACTGTTATTGATGTAACTTCCGTGCCGTATCAAGTTGTTGCTAGATTCAGAAACAATACCATGCCAGTTATGTTATTACCAAACATGATAGTTTCGGTGGCAAATAAGTATAACGAGGCAAACATTCTGATAGAAATTAACGATACTGGCCAACAGGTTGCCGACATTATTCATGATGATTTAGAATATGAAAATTTAGTAACAGCATCCATCAAGGGAAAAAAAGGACAGCGACTTACAAGTATGGGTGGTGGTAGAGTTCAGCTTGGTGTTAAAATGTCTAGTCAAATTAAAAAAACAGGTTGTTTGGTAATCAAAGAGCTTGTGGAGAACGATAAACTGATTCTAAGAGACTTTGATATTGTATCGGAGTTATCCACCTTTGTGTCCGTCAAGACCTCCTACGAGGCATCAGAGGGGTATAACGACGATCTGGTGTCTACCCTAGTCTTGTTTGGGTGGTTAACTACTCAACCGTTTTTTAGGGATATTGTAAATATCGACATTCGTAAAAATGTCATGGAAGAAAAACTTAAAAAGATGGAGGAAGATTTGCTGCCTTTTGGATTTTTAAGTACAGAACTAGACGAAGATTCGGCCGCCAAAGAGTTGGCAAAAGAATCGGCAAAACCAGGTAATATAAATAATCCGAGAAGAGGATGGATGCAGTCAGAATGAAAATGTGTTATTTCCTAAATATCTGCTGAATCATCGAGTATCCTACAAGGAGATATCTAGAATGGCATTTCAAATCAGCCCAGGCGTTAATGTATCAGAAAGAGACCTTACTACAATCGTTCCAAGTGTTGCTACAACAGCGGCAGGTATGGCAGGAATTTTTGAGTGGGGGCCAGTAAATCAACCAGTATTGATCAGCAGCGTTCAAGAGTTAGGCGCGCTTTACGGTATGCCTTCCGACGGAAATTACCGATGGTGGTTTACTGCATACAACTATCTTGGTTACGGAAGTAATCTCAAGGTTGTTCGTCATGTAGATCCTACTGTTGCAAGAAATGCAACCGTGGGTAATTTAGTAGGAGCATTAAAGCTTCAAAATATAGAAGTGATTCAAGCAACTGCCCCATCAGCAGCAACTGGTGTTATTGTTGGTCGTTATCCCGGCGCACTTGGCAATTCTTTAAAGGTGGAGTTGTGTGGTGGCTTTACTGGTACTGGCACAGGTAAATTTGCTGACTGGGAATATAATACTATTTTTGGTTCTGTGCCTACCTCTTCGGATTACGGTTTTAGATCTGGCGAAAGTGCTGTTGACGCATTCCATCTTGTAGTTATTGATGCGGGTGGTTTGTTTAGTGGTGCAACAGGAACAATTTTAGAAAGATACGAAGGCGTTTCTTTGTTAAACGGTGCGGTAAACGCAGACGGTTCTTCTCTTTACTATAAAAGCAAAATTAATAACGAATCTCGTTACATCGCCTGTATTGGTGTTACTGGAGCAGCGTTCTTGGATCAAAACATGACCGTGGCGAGTGGGGCTTTCAGTGGAACTAACAACGCCGCTTGGGGGGTTATGACAGGTCAACTTTCTAGTGGTACTGGTGAGTACAGTGGCGAGGCTTCCATTCTTGGAACTACAGGAAGTGGTTACGAAATGTTTAAAGACGCAGATCATATTGATGTTGCTCTTCTT